CTGTTGGGGATCCCCCGATGCTGGGAACCCGGAGGTTTCCCAGTGTGTGCCTTATGGTGACACATGAACCTCCTGGAGCTTCTTTCGGGGGCGTCTTACCGCCTTGATATCCGACTGGGGCCAGGCAACGATTTCCGATACTGGTATCGGAAAATCGTTTACCCTGACAGACCAGCGGTCCCGATTGAAGCGGGCCCGAGCCAAAAGCGCAAAGCGACTATTCGCTCTGTTACTTAAGGCAAGGGCCCCAGGTAAACCCCCCCTTGTCCGGGAAGATATCCAGCTGTTGACCAAACGGCTGTATTTCTTCAAGGACACTATCTCCGTTGCGACGGGAGGGAACGGGTGATCAGAAAACACCCGCGCCCGGGCATACCAAGCGACCTGGTCCGACAACTGTCGGACCACGAGGCGTTGGTTGTCCGGCTCAAGAATTGGATCTGTCGTGTACGACAGGACCCCAAATTCAAGAGCCTCCCGAAGTCGCAGCTCGGCGCGCTTGCGCGCTTCCCACATCGACGGATCCCCTGCGTCCACCCAGCTGGGTGGGCCCAAAGGGACTGAGTCCTGGCCGGCTCCATACAGGAACCGGCCTAGGGCGAGGCGGTGTCTAAACGGAATATCAATCCGTGAAACAGCGCCCCGTCGGGATGGGAGGCCAGCGCCTCCGAGAGATCTGGGCAAAGCGGGAGGGACACCAACGTCCCTGCACCGCCGCCACGCGTCGGGTTGGATGGCCGCAAGGACCCTTCTACCCCGACACGTTCTCCCGGAATCCGAGCCAAGGGACTCAAAGGACGCACCGACCTCGTCGATGCTCGATCCTACGAGCCCCTTAACGGGGATAGCCCTCGACCAGACCATGCCTGCTTCACCCGGCTTCACAAAGAAAGACATCTCTGTGAAGTTCCCCCCAGTCCGGGACGTGAAATCTTTTCCGGCGGAGACTTTTCCATTACAACTGGAAACAATCTCGCGGTAACGATCCACGACCGGCTGGGGCCATCGGGCGATGAGATCGTCGCCACCAATGGCGGCGGAACCCATCCATCGATGTGGGTGCCCACCGCCCGCGCGGACAGCCGACTCCATCCACCATGCATGTATTATTGACATGATGGGCCACGAAGGCCCAAGACCCATTAATACACCGCATGAGGATTCGATCGACTGCCCCCACGGGTAGGTGAGAAGCTGCGGGCCGGTAAGCGCAAAAAGCGCCTCGGCCCACAGGTCTGGTAAACCTTCCCATCCCTCGACAATTCCCATGACCACTGATTTGATCAGATCATGCGGCAACCTGTCAGTTGCGGCCGTGAGGTCAGTTGATACAATGATGTGGTCTGGACTTGTGTCCGCCACCATTTTCTCAACTGCCTCGCGTCGGTTTCCTTTGAGGAAACTCGAACAGGGCCCCCAACGGGCGACTGCACGGAGCAGCGCCTTGTTGAGACAAGTACCTGCGACCGTGGCGTGAGCTTCAGGAGCGGACACAATCCGCTGCTTCCACCCACGTTCCGGGACGCAGGTAACCCTGTTCCGCAACGGCATTGTCGCCGTCCGCCAAGCAGCGGCACGGGCAACGTCGAGGGACCCTTTGTGCATCCGTTCCGATTCTACCTCGAAATCGGAGTAGAACGGAGAGTAATCCTGGAACAGGATAGCGTCCGGCCTCGACCACATCTCCTGAGGGAGTGTGCCGATCCACTGACGGTGTTCCTGTCTGGTTTGCTCGCGGGTCCCCCCCTTCCTTCTGGTTGATCCGAAGGAAGCGGAGGGAGTTGGAGACACTGCCTCCAACAGATCGTTAGGTCGAAGGCATTTTTTTGCCCAAAACCTAGCAAACTCCCGCGCGGAATTGCAAAGGGTACTGTCAGTCGTCGGGCGGGATGACATGGCTTCACGGTGGGCGATCAGGGATCGCGACCGCACCATGTCATCACCCGCCGGCAGGGATCGTCCCAGGAAGGCTAGTTGGTCCAGCGAAACACTTCGCCGGTCACCAATAAGGATCTTCCGGACAAGGAAACGAGTGGAAGGTGGCATCGGCTCGCCCGTGAGGGCGTGAAGCCGAGCACCACCTGCCGCGTCCTTGAGCCACTTAATGGTGGCTCCGATACCCTGACGGCCCGAGGAAAGCACAAGCCACCTAGCGAGCTTTTGAAGTTCGACTAGGCGCTTGTTGCTAAACCGGTCCCTACCAAACTTGGTAGGGAGGGGTTTCCACGCGGCACTGACAGCAAGGATGGTTTCCCAAGCCAGCTCAAGAAGCTTGGCCTGGGCGAGGGAGAAGGGGGTTAACCCAAGGAACGCAGAGACATCGTCTCTACGCGGAGGTACATGAGCTGGTGCCCGCGGTAGCTTGCTACCGGTGGCGCCAACTCTCCCACGTACCGCCTCGCTCGCGTTCCACCACAGGTCAATCCTAGGATTGGCTTGCAATGTTGTCTTACGAGGCGG